TAGGAAAGAAGATTGCTAGAGAAGGATGGAATGGTAAAGGAATGTTTGTTTACTATATACCTGAAAATAAATATCCTTTTTCTACAGAAATTGGAAAATCTCTTGCAGATGAAGAAGGTAAAGTAAGTTATAATGCTTATTTAGCTATTAAAAATGTAAATGGAACAGTTAGTACATGGGTTCCAAGTATTAATGATGTTCTTGCAGAAGATTGGACAATATTAGAATAATAAATTATGATTAGGGTTAATATACCAATATGGTTAATTCTTTTAGGATTAACCATATTTTCTTTTATAGTAAGTTATGTAAGGGCTTATATAGATGAAAGAATAATTAAAAAGCTTTGGGGAAAAGTAAAATCTTTAGTACATTGGACACGAGGTTTAATTACTATTCTAATATTTGTACTAGTAGATTTATTAGTATTTAAAATAGAATGGAAAACATTATTTATCTTTAGTTATCAATGGTTCTGGTATAGTTTCTATTTTGATATTATATTAAATAGAATGAGAGGATTAAATGATTGGTATGTAGGGCAAAGTTCTACTACGGATATAATGGTAAGAAAAACATTTAGTATGAATAGTGGAAGAATATATGGAATAATTAAGATAGTATTTTGTATTCTGTCCTCTATAGGGATAATAATTTTGTAATATGGCTTTCGTAAACTCTTATAAATTCAAAGAAGCAGGATTATACTATGATAAAAATGGTTGTTATGACGATGGTATAAAAGGTTCAAGAATCTATAGAGATTATTGGAATAGAGAATATCATAGATGTATTAATGGTTATACTGTTGATGGTGTAACTATAACAGGAAGATATTATTTTTATTTAAATTATTGTCCTATTCTTAGAGTTGAAAAAAGTAAGAAAGGAAATGTAGGTAAACGTGAAAGATATTCTCCTAAGTTTTGGGATGAAGATTATAAATATTTTTGGGCTTGTGAAATAGCAAGAAATGGAGTTCCTATTCCTGATGATATAGATGTAGATAATTCTACAGAAGATGAAATTTATCAAATAAGATTAAAAGAATATGAAAGATTATGTCAACCTTTTGATTTAGGAATTGTTAAAAGTCCTGAAAACTTTGCTGGTGGTAAACACATGGTTTGGGTAAAAGGTCGTGGTGTAGGTGCTTCTTTTAAAGGTGGTTCTATTGCTGCTTATAATTATTTCTTTGTAGAAGAATCTAATACTTTTTTAACTGCTGATGATAAAGCATTTCTTGATGATGATGGTCTTTGGACTAAAACTATAGAATATGTAGATTTTTTAAATGCTAATACTGCATTTGCAAAAGGTTCTGATTTTGTAAATGATAGAAGAAATATGCACATAAGAGCAAGTTATAAAGCTTGTGCATCTTGTCCAGAAGAAGGTTATAAAAGTGATATTATAGGAGTAACATTAAAGAATAATATTGAAAATGCTCGTGGTAAACGTGGTGATATATTATTTGAAGAAGCTGGTAAATTTCCTAAATTAGATACAGCTTGGAATATTGCACGTAAATCTGTAGAAGAAGATGGTATAGTATTTGGTTTAATGATTGCTTTTGGTACATCAGGTGTAGAAAAAAGTAATTTTGAATCACTAGAGAAAATGTTTTATGAACCTGAAACATTTAATTGTTTGAAGTTCTATAATATATGGGATGAAAATAGGATAAACAACCAATGTTGTTTCTTTACTCCTGCTTATATGTCTGTTACCTTTATGGATAATGATGGTAATACAGATCAAATAAGAGCAAAAGAATTTTTTGATAAAGAACGCCAAAAGAAACTTAAATCTTCTGACCCTACTCAAATAGATAGAGAAAAAACAGAAAAACCTTATTCACCAAGTGAAGCTTTTCTTAATGTTGAAAATAATATATTTCCAGCAGCAGAACTTAAACAATGGATTGATGAAATCAAAACTTCTTATTTAAAGAATTTTGGTGTAGTAGGATTTTTTGAAGAAAATGAAGGTGATGTAAAATTTAAACCTAATGTTGATTTAAAACCAGTTTTAGAATTTCCACTTAAATCTACAACAGATACTACAGGAGCAATTGTAATTTATGAATCTCCTTATAGAGAACCTGATACAAAAATAATACCTAATAATTTATATGTTATTTGTGTTGACCCTTATGGTTCAGAAACAGTAAATAATAATATTAAATCTTTAGGTAGTGTTTATGTACTTAAAAATGTAAATAATGTAAGTACACCAGATGATTGTATTGTAGCTACTTATAATGCTAGACCAAAAGATATGCAAATATTTCATAGAAATATATTTTATCTTGCTAGATATTATAATGCTAAAATATGTTATGAAAGTGATAGAGGTGAAGCTTTATTAACTTATGGTAAAACAATGAAACTTACTAAATGGTTTATGGAAGAATTAACTTTAGGATTTAATTCAGAAATACCACCTGCTAAATCACATAGAAGTTTTGGTATGCATATGGGTAGTGGTAAAAATAATCCAAGAAAGAATTTTGGTGATGGATATATAAATGAATGGTTAAGAAAGGTTATAAGTAGTGATGAAGAAGGAAATAAAAGATATGGTTATCATAAAATATTAGATATAGGTTTACTAGAAGAACTTAGTAAATATAATGGTGTAGATAACTACGATAGGATTTCTGCAATAAGAGTAGGTATGTTTGCAATGCAAGAAATAAGCTATAAATTTATGCTAAAAAATAAGCGTGAAAGTAGTAAAGGATTTCATCAATTGTTAAATGCAGAACTTTTTACCTAACTTGTACTTTTAATATTGGGTTAATATGTCTAGTATAACAAGACCATTACAAAAATTACCAGATAGTAAAAAAGATTCTAGTTGGAGAATTGATAGTGTAAATCATTATGCACAAATTTGTGCTTTTCCAAATCAATATATATGGAATCTTTATAAAGCTGCAAATGGAGATTTAGATTATTTAGAATATAATTATATTACAAATCCTTATGGAAAAGCTGTAAATAATAGACCTAATCTAAGAAACTTTCCTGCCAAACTTCGTAATTACCCTATAATTCCTCAACTTATTAATTTATTAATGGGTGAAAAAAGGAAACGTCCTATTATTGCTAATGTAAAAGTAAATAATAATGATGTTCCTACTAAAAAGAAGGAAGCTGAAATGGAAGTACTTCGTAAATATGCTTATCAAAGTTATATTAACGAATTAAATGCTTTAGGTGTAGATACTTCACAACCTTCAAGAGAACTTGAAAATCTTGATGTTGTAATGAAAGAGTTCGATAGAACTTGGAATGACCAAAGAGCAATTTTAGGAAGTAGAATTTTAGATTTTATAAGGGATGATTGTCAATTAGACCAAAAGTTTATTATAGGATTTTTTGATTGGTTAGTTACTGCTTCTGTATTCTCTTATAGAGATGCTATTAGAGATGATGTTACTTATCAAAGATTATCACCAAAAAATGTTGGTTATCTTTTAGATGAAACAATTGATTATATAGAAGATGGTGAAGCTGCTGCTGTTAGATTAGAAATGACAGCTAGTGAAGTATTAGATAGATTTTATGATGGTTCTTTAGAAGATAATGAATCATTAGATAATATGATAGATTATCTTGATAAGATTGCTGGTAGTGGTACATCAAATGTTTCTGAAAGGAAATTATTAATGAATGATACTGATACAGGTACATTTTATTCTAATACAAGAAATACTCCTAATGATTATAATGGTAATTTAAATAGTAGATTTAATTTACAAGCTAATAGTGTTGTAGAAGTAATTTATGTTAATTGGAAAAGTTGGACTAGAATTAAACAAATCAGTATTCTCAACCCTATAGGGATAGAAGAGATAATTGAAGTACCTTTTGATTATAAAGTAGATACAGAAAATGGTGAAAAATTAATAGATAGTTATTGGATTAATCAAGTTTGGGAAGGTTATAAAATAGCTAATCAATTCTATTTAAATATTAGACCTATTCCGCATCAAAGAGGTACTATTAATAATCCTTCTAAATGTAAACTACTTATTAATGGTAGAGTAAAAAGATCAGGTGATGTTAAAGGTTTAAGTATTGTTGAATATTTAATGCCTTTTCAACATTTATATAATTTTGGACATTATAAACTTAATTTAACTTTAGCTAAAAATAAAGATAAATTATTACTTTTACCTTTAGATATACTTCCTAAAGAAGAAGGTTGGGATATGTATACTAGTATGTATTATGCAGATAGTACAGGAATACTTTGGATAGATGGTTCTGACCAACAAGTTGTAAATGCAGCTAATCTAATTAAAAGTGTAGACATGAGTTTGAATAATTATATAGATTTTATGTATAAGTATTTAAACAATGTTAAACAAGAAGCAGAAGAACTTGTAGGTATAAATAGACAAAGAAAAGGTGCTGTAAATAGTTCAGATGGATTAGGAGCAACACAAGTGGCTAATTTTCAAAGTAGTTTAATTACAGAAGATTTATTTGCACAGTATGACGAATTTCAAGAGAAAGAATTTAATGCTTTACTTGATTTAAGTAAATATGCTTATAGAAAAGGTAAAAGAGCTAGTTATGTTTCTAGTGATGGTAGAACAATGATGTTAGATGTTGATATTGAAAACATTGATATTCAAGAAGTTCAATTTGGTGTAAGAGTTGTATCTAATGTTAGAGAACAAAATAAGTTTGAAACATTGAAAGAATATGCTCATGCTTTTGCACAAAATGATGCTAAACCTTCTACTGTAGCTAAAATATTAAATGCTTCTGGAAGCTTTGCAGAACTTGAAGCTAAACTAGAAGAAGTAGAAAAATTAGAAAATGAAATTGCTGCTTCTAATGCAGAAGCTGAAAAACAACATGCTTTAGAATTACAACAAATGATGATTAGTGATAAACAAGCTGATAGAGATTTGAAGAAATATGAGATTGATACTAAAGCTAGTACAGATATTGAAAAAGCATTAATAGGAGCAAGTGCTTTCCCTGATGGTAGTGAAATAGATGTTACAGGATTAGATGTTAATACTATTGAAGCTAATAGAATTAAAAGAGAAGAACTTGGTCTTAAATTTAGCTTGGAAAATAAAAAGATAAATCAAAAAGATAAAGAAATAAATACAAAAAGTAAACTAGAAAGAGAAAAAATGGCTAATGATTTGAAGATAGCAAAAGAAAATAAAACAAAAGCCGAACTTTCAAAAAAATAAAATCATTAAGCTATAAACGCTTTATAAAATGATTTTTTAAATCAGTAACAACCACTTAAATTTACAATAATGAAAACAGGACAATTTGAAATTGATGAAGATGCTTTAAGTACAGCTACCATTGAAATAGATAATTTCGATGATAATCAAGAAGATAAAGCTGAACCTGAAAAACAGGAAGAAAAGAAAGAAGAAAAAGAAGATTCTTCTAAAAAGTCAGAAGAAAAAGAAGAAAAAACTGATGATAAATCAGATGATAATTCTGATGATAAATATGAAGAAAAACAAGAAGATGATAAAGAAGAAAAAGTAACAGCTATACAAGCTGCTATTAAATCTTTTGAATTTGATTTTGTAGATATAGAAGGTAAAGCTATTGAATTTACAAATGATGTAGAAGGAATTGTTAATCTTGCTAAAACAGCAGGAAAAATTGAATCAAATAAAATTATTCAAAATTTCTTTAACGAATATCCTGAAACTTATGATTTGTATTTACATCGTAAAAATGGTGGTTCTGTAGATACTTTTCTTGAAAATAGACTTCCTGATTATTCTTCTATTGAAATAGATGAAAAAAATGAAGTTCAATTAAAACAAGTTTATACACAGTATTTAAAGAAATTAGGAAATACTGATGAAGAAATTAATGATTTAATTGATATTGCTAAAACTAAAGGTAGTTTAGTTGATAAAAGTAAAAGTGCTTTAGATTCTTTGAAAAAGTTTTCTGAAAACGAATCTCGCGAAAGAGAACAAAGAGTTATTCAAGAAAAAAGAAAAGAAGAAGAAATAAGTAAAAAAATAGAATCTGATGTTAAGGAAACAATAGCAAAAGGTAAATTATTAAGTTTAGATTTAGATGCTAAAACAAAAGCTGGACTTACTGATTTTCTTTTTACTCCTGCAACTAAAGATGGTAAAACTAAAGCACAATTAGCAGATGAGTCCTTAACATTAGAACAAGAACTTTATATTAAATATCTACAATTTAAAAACTTTAATGTAGGTAGTAATGTTAAAAAAGTAATTCAAAGTCTTGAAGAATTATCTACAAAAAGAGATAAAATAGATTTTTCTTCAAAACAAACAGATAAAAGTGATAACGGTAAATTTGATATAAATACAATAGATTTTAGTAAAATATAAATTAAACAAAAATGGCTGCTATAAACCCAAAACTCCGATTATACCAAGATACGTATGATGATAAGAATTATACGGACGTAAACAGATTAGCTAATGCAATGGTAATGCAAAGTGATATGCTTTCACCAGTTGTAACCAAATTATATGGTGCAATGGATGCAAGATTTCCTTTGATGTTGCTTACAGAAGGTAATAAGAAAATCAAATACATTAAATCTGGTGATGGTCAGTTTAAAGCTAATGTAATTGGTAAACCTAAGAAAACATCTACTATTGTTAAATGTGCTTATTCAAGTACAGATGTAATCGGTAAAAACAGACAAGAATTTAAAATTACTCTTGCTGATTCTTGGTTTGATCGTGACCATACTTTAATGAATGGTTCTAGGTTGGCTCAATATCTTTTAAAGATAACTACTAAACCTGTTAAAACACAAGATGGTTATGAGTATACTGTAAAAATCTTGGGTAAAGATAATGCAATTCCTTATAGTGAAATTGCAGTAGGTAAAAGATGGAGTATGTATGCTACACCTGTAGGTATTTCTGCATCAAAAGGTAATAGTGCTAAAAATCAAGCACCTTCTCAAATTGCTAATCAGACTACTTTTATTCGTTTCTCATATAACTATGCAGGTAACGTACAAAATAAAGTAATGTGTGTAGAACTACCAACTAAAGGTGGAGGAACTACAAAACTTTGGACAGAATGGGAAGCTTATATGCACCAATTGAGTTTCAGAGAACAATGTGAAAACGTTCTTTGGTATGGTGAATATAATAGAGATTTTAATAACGTAGTATCAGATTATGATATTAATAGTTCTGAAATAATTACATTAGGTTCAGGTCTATTAGAACAAATTCCTAATCAATCTACTTATTCAGTTCTTAGTGAAGCTAAAATTAAACAAGTAGTTCGTGATGTTCTATTTACTGCTGACCCTGCACAACAAAAGAAAATTGTTCTTTGGACAGGAAAAGGTGGAAAAGAAGAATTTCATAATGCAATGTTAAAATCATTGAATGCTCTAGGTCTTCAAGCTACAAGTGATAAATTTGTACAAGGTTCTGGTTCTGATATGGTTTATGGTGCTTACTTTGGTGGATATAAACATGTTGATGGACATACTATTGAAATGAGGTGGTTGCCATTATTGGATATGGGTTCTAAAGCAGAAGCTTGTGAAAAACATCCATTAACAGGACTTCCAATTACATCTTATGATATGTACTTTGTAGATATGTCAGATGTTGATGGAGAAGGAAATGTTCAATATGTATGTGAAGAAGGTAGACAAGATTTAGAAGCAGTAGTTCCAGGTATGACAATACCAAAAGGATATTCTGATTCTAAACTTAGAGCAACAGATTTAGATGCAAGTTCTGTACATTTTGCAAAAAGTTTAGGTATTCATGTCAAGAATCCTATTAATTGCTTCAAATTGTTTTGTGATATTAGCTAATATTACTAAATTAGCCTACTCTCAAAAGGAGTAGGCTTTTTAACTTTATAACAACCAATAAAATAAATAATTATGTTAGAGAAAAAACAATCTGAAAATGAATCAGAAAAATTAAATGAATCGTTTGAAAAACTTCAAGTACCAATAAAAAAAGCAAGTGATATTAAAGTAAAAAGAGCTTCTGATATAAAAGCAGCTGAAAAATCAGTTGTTATTAAATTAAGAGAAGATGCTTTTAGATTAGCTAAACAAGCGGCTGATGTATTTGGAGATTCTGATGTTAGTATAGGTAGTTGGTTTGATAGTACTACAAATAGTCCTGTAAGACCACTTTCTTTTTTAGAAGAAAGAGAAATTATGCCTAGAGTAATTAATATTTCTTATACTAGTCCTGATTTTGAAAGGAAAGTAGAAGAATATTTTCAATCATTAACTATTAAAGTTCCTCCTAAAATTGGAAAAACTTTAAACATTTCTTGTACAACAAAACAAATAGATTATGAAGGAGAATCTTATGAAATAGATGTTCCTCATTCACCTGTTGATTATGTTGCTTATAGATTTGTAACTCTTTGTCATAGAGTAGCAAAAAATAAAGAAGAAGCTGTAGATGCTCCTTCTGGTGTTGTTTTTTATATTGAAGATAAAGAAGCTACACTTAATAGTAGAAAAAAACAAAGAGAAATTGAAGCTACTGCTCAAACAGCATGGTTAAGAATATCTGGTACAAATGAGAAAATAAAAGCAAATGAGGAAAAAATATCTCATATTTTTGAACTTACCAAAGATATTCATGAAACAGATGGTAAAGGTTTAAAAATAGATGATAAAGTTCTTATTATAAATGATACTGTAATTTTGAAAGAACCACAAATATTTACAGATATTGTTGATGATACAAATTTATCATTAAAAGCTACTATTCTAAAAGCTTTAGAAACTCAAATACTTAATAAAATAGGTAATAAAATATTTGATATTGATGAAGAATTAGGAGAAGGTTTAGATGAAGTTTGTATTTATATAAACAATCCTAAAAATGCTGATTATTTACCAAAATTAAAAGCACGTATTGAACAAAAAGTAAAGAATAAATAATGACACCTAAATTTATCCATATCGGTATTGAACAGTATTTACAATCTATAGATAGTAATATTTATAGTACCTTTAAAAAGAAGGAAATAGATTTACAGTTCAATACCGTATGTGATAAATATATAGATAAAATTGTGAGTCCTAATAAAAGAACTACACAAGCTGATAAGATATTTGAAGATTATCAATTTACACTTGATGATTTAAGACTTTTAAAGAAAAAGAGTATTATTAATAGTACTAATAATACTATTACTTTTCCAAATGATTATAGAAATTTAATATCAGATACATCTTTAATTAGAAGAGAAGATTGTTTTACTAGTGTAAAATCAAATGGTATAAAACCTGATACTTATTATATTAATGAAAGTACTGTTTCATTAAGCTATAATAACATAATAATTAATCCTAATCAAATATTTGTAGGTTTAAGGGGAATTAGTACCTTTACAATAGGTATAACTGACTATAAAGTTATAGAACTTAATAGAGTTCAAAATAGATTAGTAGAATCTGAATATAAAGAAGATTTAAAAAGAATACCATTTACAAAAGCTAAATGGAATAGTCCTATTTCTGAAATATATGGTTCTAATTTAGTTATTACTACTGATAATAGTTTTTATGTATCTGCTGTAGAAATAGCATATATAAGAGTTCTTAATAAATTAGATAGTACTAATTGGGAAATAGATTGGAATACAGAATTTCCAGAAAATATTATAAGAACTCTTATAGATATTACAGGAAAAAGGATGTTATTCTTAGTTGAAAGTAGTAGATATAATACTGCTAGTGCTGAAAGTTAAAAATAGTTAATTCAAATAAATAAAAGTAAAATGAAAAAGATTCTTGTTGCAAAAGGAGTAAGTGTAAATTATGGTGCTAGTAAATCTAGTTCTACACTTGAAACAGCTTTGACACCTGATGCTTTAGCGGATGGTGCTATTGGTATTTATGGTCAAAAACTTTCAGATGGTAAATGGTATTTGTTATCAAGAGCCACTGCTAGTACGACAGGTATAGTATTATATAGTGAATTTGTTAGTACAACACATGCTAATAGAGGTAATAATATTATGATTTGTAGAGGTGTTGCTGTACCAGCAAATGCTGAAATTGGTCAAACATATCCTAGTTTTGTAGGTACTCCTATTGTTAACTGGAGAACTGCTTCTGGTGTAACTAAAGGAAAAGAAAATGAGCAAGCTTTGGCTGATTATTATACTATTGGTTATGATAATGTTAATGCAACAGCAGGTAGTTCTTTTAACTTCCCTACATTTACTAGTGATAGTACTTTGTTGTTAAGTTTACGTTATCGTAAAATTGGTGGTGTTAATCAACAACAAGAAGAAACAGCACAAAGTTATGATGTATCTGGTTTGCTTGGTTTATCTGCTTATGATGCTGCTGTAAAACTAGTAAATAAAATTAATGCTGATACTGTAGCTGTAGCTGATATTGTTAGTAGTATAATTGTTGCTGATACTGCACCTGTTCAAGCTACAGGTTCTTATATCTTTACAAAAGGTAGTAATATTATTACAAACGGTGCTGCTACTGCTGGTACTATTGTTGTAGGTGATTATTTAAGGATTCAAAATCTTCAACCTATATCTCCTGTACTTGGTGTATATAGTGTTGGTACAGCCACAGGAGTAAATAGTATTACTGCTGCAATGACTGCTGCAAATAGTATTATTTATAAAGTAACTGCTGTAGTTGGTGTAGGTACATCTATTACTTTAGATAGACCTTATACTGGTGAATCACAAACTATTTCAGTTGCTAACTTTAATGCTTATATTAGAAGAATAACTTCATTATCTACTAGTTTAGGTATTAGAATAATTGGACAAAAGAATTATAAACTATTTCCTGCTGTAATAAGAGGAACTGATTTACAAAGTGCTACAATAACTTCACAAAGAGGTCCAAGTACAGGTAGTGGAAGTTATAATATGATTTCTGATTTGGAAAGAAATTTCTCTCCATATTCAGGTCAATTAACTAAAACAGATGGTATTTTAAATTATACTAAACCATTCCCTGTTTATGCTGATCCAAGTTGTGAATCTTATGATTCATATTTTACTACATTTATTCCACAAAAAGAAAATTCTAATATAGCACAAGATGCTTTTATGACAGGATTACCTTTTGATGTAGTAACTGTATTCCCTACAGGAAATGCTGGAACTGGTACAGGTCAATATGATTATGATACTATTATAGCAAGTTTAAGTGCTGTTACTAGTGATGTAGTACTAGGTTCATAATTTTTTTGGTTGTTCTTTATTAAAGCAGAAAAATAGGTATATATTATGCCTATTTTTTTGCTTTTTTTGTATTTAACTAGTATATTGGTGTACTATGGAAAATAACATAACTTTAGAAAAAATTGCTTATAGTATAGCACATACTATGGGTAATCCTTACGAAAGATTTTTTGTAGAGAAGATTAAATTTTTAGTTTCTAATTATAGAGCAACATTATTAAGACAAGATTTAGCTAAAAATTCAATTAGTAAATCTATATTATTATCTTTAACTTGTTTACCTGTACAATGTGTAGATGTAGCTGAATGTTGTGGAGGTAATAAATCATTTACTAATGCTTTAAGAACTGTAGATAAGATTCCTAAACCTTTAAGAACTAAAGATAATGATTCTTATTATTATGTAGGAGGAATAGATAAAATGTCTCCTTATAATGAAACTACATTTATAGATTATTTAAATACTAAATATTTAAGATTTACTTCTATTATACCTAGATATGTTTTACTAGATGATTATATTTATATTCTTAATCCTCCTTCTGATTTATTAAAGAAAATAACAATTATAGACCCATTTGAAGATATAACACAAGTTTTATCTATTAAAAATTGTGATGGTGTTAATTGTTATACAGACGATGATATGTTTCCAATACCTGCTGATATGGTAGGAACATTAGAAGATATGGTATTAAATCATTTAAGAAATCAACCTGTAAATGATGATAAAGAAATAAAAGTTAATAAAAATTAATGTTAGTATCTATACAAAATATTAATAATTCTCCTGATACATCTGTAAAGAAAGATGTTAAAACAAGAGCAAAAGCAGATTTAAAAAGATCTGATATATACGATTATTATATTAAAAATAAAATAGGACAAAAAATATCATCTATTTTATTTAATGATATATTAACTAGATATAATCAATTAGTAGTTGATAAAGTATTAGATGGTGAAGTTGTAAAACTTTATCCTAACTTTGGAGAATTAATGATTATAGAATGTCCTAGAAAAGATACTATAGTTCATTCTAAAACTAAAGATATTCTTCCTAATTTAAGATGTATTGATTGGGGAGAAACAAATAGATTAAATATAAGAAATGAAGAAGGAAAATTAGTAAGACAATTTTTTAGTGCTGATAAACAACCAGAGTTTTATAAAATACATTGGTCAACTACATTTGCTAATAGTACTAATATTAAATTGTTTAAGTTTAAAAGGTCTTTATGGGTTAGAAAAGCTATACCTAAAAGACTTAAAGAAGATAATTTAGTAAATATTAAGTATTCACAAAATAGACAGTACTTGTATACTTTAAAAAATAAAGAAGTTCAATTCCTAAGATAATGATTTATAAATTAACATCTTGTAAAACAGTTATTGCTAAAGCACAAATGTCTTTTCAATTACAAGGAAGTAATTGGCAAGGTTGGGCTGTAGAATGGATTGGTGATGCTTTAAAAGGTATTGGTAATAGTGCTGGTATTTTAAACAAAGATAAACCTTTAAAAGTTAAAAATCACAAAGTAGCAATACCTTGTGATTTAATTAATTTAACACATATAGAATATAATGGTCAAAGATTAAAGTATGGTAATAATACTAGGTCTAATGAGTTTACATTATTATCTCTTGAAGGTGGATTTCCTTCTGAATATCCTTTAGATAGTAATGTTGGAGATTCAAAAGTAGAAACTGAAAATGTTAAAATACAAACAGTTAGATATATTGAACAAGAATACTATCAATTATATGGTGATGATTATATAACAACTTCTTTTGAAGAAGGAACTATAAAAATATTTTATGAAGCTTATCCTACAGATGATGAAGGATTTCCTTTAGTACCTGATACATTTGCTCATTTAGAAGCATTACAATATTTTATATTATTTAAACTATGTAGTGGTGGTTATAAACATGCTGTATGGGATGTTAAAAGTGCTTTAAGTATGTGGAATGATTATAAAGCAAAAGCTTCTAATAAAGCTATTTATCCTAGTATTGATAAAATGGATGCTTTCAATAATATGTGGGTAAGACAAGTTAGAGATGTATTTTCTCCTGATAAGTTTTTTAATGATTCTCAACAAATGCAATCTATAACTGGTATTTAATGAAACTATTAAATGGTATATATCAAGATGCTAATTCTGTAGACCAACCAGAAGGTACAACATTTTTTGTTAAAAATGCAGTTAGTAATACTAAATATGGAGCATTAAATAATGAAAATGGTTTTAAATTTTCAGCTATAAATGATAAAGTAGCTTTAAGTATTGGTAGTAAAATACCATTGCATTTTATCCCTATAGGGATAATATCTATGATGGATGAAATAGTTGTATTTAGTACAGATAATACTAATTCAGAAATAGGATTATATAATGTTAAAACAGATAGTTATCAAACTAAAATTAATAGTCAAGAATTAGCTTTTAATACTTCTTATCCAGTTGAAGGAGCATGGAATGTTAATTTTGAAGGTGATGTTATTATAGGTTGGACAGATTTTAATAAATCTCCAAGAGTATTAAATTTAAATAAAATACCTAGTCCTTTTACAACTTCTAAAATAGATATTTTTAAAGAATTACAAACAGTAAATCTTTTACAATATGAAGTTTTAAATAGTGGAAGTTTTTCAGGTTCAGGAGCATTTTACCCTTATTATAGATATAGTAATTATAGTGGTGATACTACAGCATGGATTCCTTTACCTTATATTATTTTTACAGATGGTAATAATAAAAGTATTAAATTAACTTTTAATAATATAGATACTACTTATGATTTATTTGAAGTAGCTTTTTATTATAGAATAGGTAATCCTTTAGATACTGAAAATGCACCTATATATTACGAAAGAATATTTAAACAATTACAGATAACATCTAATTCAACTATTATAACCACAATTACAGGTTCAGAAACTTTTATAGAACTTATACAAGGTGAATTATTAATACCTACTTTAGATTATAAAACTGCTTTTACAGTTACAGAATTATCTAAACAATTTGCATTAGGTAATTTAAAATCACAAGAAGCTTTAAAATATCAAAAATATGCTTGTAATATAAAACTTAAATGGTATAGTGAAGTAGTTGATTATACAGCTTTTTCTTCTAAATTAGAAGATAAAGGTTATCAACATGATGAAATTTATGCTTTTTATATTAGATTTAAATTATTAAATGGTAATTATAGTGAAGCTTTTCATATACCTGCACCATCATTATCTAATTTTGATTCTATAGTAGGTAATACAAATACTTATGAAACAAGTGCTAAAAATTATCAAATTAATGATTATAGTGTAATTACAGATACTAGTAATACAAATAATTGTAAAGGTACTTTTAGTTATTGGGAAAATGTTGATGAACAATATCCTAAAGAAAATTTACCTAATCCTAATGATGAAGAATTTAATGGTGCTTTTAAATATGATGGTACTCCTATACCTGGAGGTAGAAATTTATTAACAGAACCATGTTTAAATGGAACAATAGGAAAAGTTAAACATTTTAAATTTCCTAATTTACAAACTACTTGGCAATATTATAAAGATAAAGGTATTTCACAATACGGATTATCTAAACTTGATAGATTAGGTATTATAGTAGATACAGATTCTATTTTAATACCTACAGAAATACAAGAACAAATTCAAGGTTATGAAATATTCTATGCTGAAAGAAGTTTGGATAATACTACTATATTAGCACAAGATTATAGTTTATTAAGTGCTGAAAATTTTGACATACCTATAGATTATGGTAGATATTCTACAGGATGTAATTTTGGTACTTTAGTAAACATATTAGGTGTTTTTGATAATATATTACAAGTTAGACCTAATGTTCTTAGAAATCATGCTTTTGATTTATTAGTTAATAATAATGGAGGAGATCATTTATTTCCTGCTATATTTCCTACTCATGTTAAATTTAATTTTAATTTAATATCTAAAAATCCTGTTGAAATAATAATAGATACTGATTTTGGTTATAGTTATGATGGTGATAGTTTTTCTTTTGGTACTACAACATTAAATGGAGTATCTGATATTAAATATATTAATAATAATTATTGTAAAAAAATAAGTAAAGCTGGATATTTAGGAAATAATACTATACAAACTATTAATTATAGTATAGATAATAGATTACAAGAAAGTTGTTATCATATACAATTAACAGAAAATGTACCTTTTTATGATTTTGTAAAAGATATATATATTGATTTAAGTACAAGTACTGGTACTACTTATGCTTGGGATTATGATACTGAGACTAATACACAAAATCATACTTCTGCATTATATAATTTATTTGTATTAAAAAATAATATTTACGAGAGATTTACACAACAAAATTTAGTAAATACAGGTACAACATTTACTAATGAAACAGGAGAAATTACAATTTATGGAGGTGATACTTTTTTAAGTAAATGTTGTTCTAATAATTATGGTGTAACATCAGATAGTGTTTTTAACGATAATGGATTAAGAGGTTTAAAATGTTGGCATTGGTATATTGCAGAAACTAGAAATAATAATAATAAAAGAGAAAATTCAATAATAATTGGTGATGGTACAAATAATTCAAATTATCAAGCTTATTATGATTTAACTAATTTTATAAATCTTAGTATTGCAGGTGTTGAAAATGATGGTTTAAGTAGTGTTATTGATTATAAATATAAATATAATCCTAATTTTAGTGCTACATTAAATAAATTTATAGGTACAATATTTAATCCTAATAATAGATTTTCTAATAATTTTCCTAATAGAATAATTAGAAGTTTACCTCAAGGTAATGATACAAAAAGATTAGCTTGGATGGATTTTAAAGCTAATGATTATTATGATGTTAGAAGAAATAGAGGACAAATTACAGCTTTAAGACAAACATCAGAAGGTAGATTATTTATACAATGTGTACAAGCATTATTTATAACTAATAATAAAACTACTTTATCTACTACAGAAGTCCAACTTAAATTAGGTTCTGGTGATATATTTGATATAGAACCTTTTGAAATAATATATAATAAAGATGGTTATATTGGTTCTCAACATAGAGAATCTTGTTACAGTTCAAAATTAGGATATTCTTGTGTAGATTCTTTACAGGGTAAAATCTTTTTAATAAATGGTGATGGTAGTGAACCTAAAGAAATATCAGGACAAGGATTAAAAAACTTTTTTTTAGAATATATTAGAACTATACCTAATAATTTAAATTATCAAGGAATATCTAAAATATTTACTTGTTATGATTTTTATTATAATAGATTATTAATAAGTATAAAAAATGGAGAAGAATCTTTTACTTTATCTTATTCGCCTGAATTAAATCAAGGTAATGGAGCATGGTTAAGTTTTCATGATTATATTTGTGATATATTATGTAATACTAGACATAATGTAATTTCATTTAAAAATGATTTTACAACAGAAAGTAATTTATATATACATAATATAGGAGATAAAAAAGGAGTTTATTATAAAGAAGCTTTAACAGATGTTATTAAACCTTTTATTATAATTCCTGTTTTTAATTTTATTAATAATCAACCTAGTAGTAGATATTTAGAAAAACTATTTCAATCTATACATTGGAAATCAGAAGTAAAAAATACTATTTCTAAATATTTAGAAACATTTAGTTCTATATCTATTTGGAATGATTACCAATGTAGTGGAGAAATAAATCTTGATTTTTCACATGAATTAGGAGAAGGTAATATAAGAAAGGTTAAAGAATACTGGTTATTCAATGATTTTAGAGATATTTTAATACATAATAATGTATCACCAAATGATTTTAGTGTTTTTATAAAATCATTATTTGAAGATTACAATATTATAAATTCTACAATAGATATAACAATGGATGATTTTGAACAAAAAAGATTTAACAGTACTCATATATTAGCTAGATTAAAATATAATAATCTTACTAATAGCGAAATATCAATAATAGATATTGGAGCAAATGAGAATCTTGCTATTAGATAAATATTCAGAATTGTTTTGAAAATCAATATTTTTTGTATAAATTATACAATTATTTAAAATCCTGAACATGGTAGCTTTAAGTAAAAATTCAACAGGTAAATTAAATAAGATTTACAAAAAATTAGAAGGTGGAGCTAATCCTCCTAATAAAGTAAATAATAAAATGTCTATTGATCCTTATGCAGCTTCAGCAGCAGGTGTAGGAATGATTGCACCTTTAGTAGCACAACAAGATGAAGTTGCAGGTGGAGTATTAGGAGGAGCAGCTTCTGGAGCAAGTGCAGGAAGTGTGGCTGGTCCTTGGGGAATGGCTGCTGGTGCTGTAATTGGTGGAACTATTGGAGGAATACAAGCATCTAATGCTAAAGATGCTAGATTAAAAGCAGAACAAGAATATAGACAAGCTTTAGATAAACAAAGTGTAGCAAATGCTACACAAAGAGGTTTACAAGTTCCTGTTAATGGTAATCAAACATATTCTTTAACTGAAAGAAAAGAAGGTGGTAAATTATCTAAACTTTCCAATAATACAGTTTTAGCTACTGGTGCTACACATGAAGAAGGTGGTATTAAATTACCACAATTAGGTGCAGAAGTAGAAGATAAAGAAACATTGAAAATGACAAAAGATGGTGGAACTTATGTAATGAGTGATACATTAGTTAATCCTACAAGTGGTAATACTTTTGCTAAAGATGATTTAAAATTATCAAAGATGAAAGGTAGATTAGAGAAAATGTATGATACTAGATTTTCTAAAAATGCTATTAATTTATTGAAAGATAAAGAGCAAAAACTTGTCGATTTACATGAACAAGTAAGAAAAGAGCAAGGTTTAGAATCTGCCGATGATACACAAGTTGCTAGAAATGGTGGTATGTTAAAGAAATATGGTGATGGTAGTAAAATAAATCCTATTACTGGACAACCTTACGATAATAGCGAATTTAACTTTCCTAATGAAGTAGAAGATAAATTTTCTTTAAATGATTTTAATAAAGATTTAGGAATTGATAATCCTGTAAATAGTACTTTACAAACTATGAATAATCAGAAATATTTAAATATGCAAGGTGCAAATTTAAAAGTTGATGGTGTTGCTGATAATAAAACTAAATTTGCTACAAATAATAGATTTAGACCTAAAGGTTCTTATAACATATTTAGACCTGATGCACAATCTATGAATCCTAATACTCCTGAATTACCTTCTGCTTCTATAATGGGAGGTACTAATTTTGCTACAACTAATACAGAAAATCCTTCTAGTTCTATAGGAGTACCAGAAAGTAAAGGGAGAACTAAAAGTAAATTTGATGTTTCTAGTTTATCTAAATTAACTCCTTATATAGATAATATTACAGGAGCAATTTATAATTATCAAAGAAGTAAAGAAAAATTACCTGATTTAAAAACATTAACTTATTTAAATCCTAAACATGTTAACTATTCTCAAGCTATAAAAGATACTAGAGATACTACAACAGCTTTTAATAGAGGTGTTGATACTACAAATGTTAATCAAGGTAATGCTAATATAATGAAAGCATTTGCTTTAGGTAAACAACAACAAGCTATAGCAGGTATATCTCAAGAAGAAACAAATCAAAATACAGTAATAGATAATGATTTTGCAGGTAGAAATAAAGCTATTGAAGAGAAAAATAATAAGACTATCTTTAATAATGCCGAAAGAAATAGATTAGGTAGAGATGAAATTCGTAGAGAAGGTCAACAAAATATAGTTGATGCTAACATGAAATTACAAACTCAATTAAAATCTAGGAATCAAGAATCTGACGATAAAGATGCTGAATTAGCTTCTGATGAAAGAAGTAGAACTTATATAGAATCTAAAAAAGCTGAAAGAAAAAAATCTTCTATTTGGGGTTCAAGAAATGGTGGTAAACTTTCTAAATTAAAAATATCTTATTAATATGGCAGATTTAGAAGCACTTTCAGCACCTAATAGGAGTATATGGCAACCCATTTCTTACATGAATCCTATTGATACTTATGTAGGTAATAAAGGTAAATTAGCAGCATTAAAAGCTACAGATTTAGAATTTGATAAAGCAGACCAAAAACTAGCAATAGATGATGCTTTACAAAATTCAGCTAAATCTTTAGAACATGATAATCCTGCAATGCAACAATATTTAGCTCAACATAGAAGTAGAATAGATAATATTGCTGAAACTATAAAAGATCCTTATGAATTGAATAGACAAATTAAAAAAGCTTCTACTCAATTTGCTAATGAATTATCAGACCCTAATAGTTTTTTAGGTTCTTCTGGTATAGGGTTAAAAAATTATTATGAGAATTTAAAAGAAGCTAAAACACCTGATGAAAAGTTATTAATAGAAGATAATAAAGCTAATTATCAAGGTGTAAAATTAGACCCTAATACTAAAAGTTATCAAGAAAGTATTTTAAAGAAAAGAGAATTTGCTCCTAATATAGACCCTTTAGATGAACAGAATAAAGGTGTACAATTATATAAAGAAGACGCTTATAAAACAGGTAGTACTACATATTCACCAGATAAATCTTTTCTTGTACATACAGAAAAAGGTAATAGATATATAAGTCAACCAGAAGCTAGAAGTTATTTTGAAAAAACATTGAATACTAATTCAGACTTACAATTAAAATTAAAACAACAAGCTGAAATAAATACAATTAAACAATTAGGATTAGGTGCTAGAACAAAAAACCCTGATGAATTTAAACAAGTATATGATAATAATAGAAATAAATTATATTCAGATTGGATAAATTCTAGTGTAGATAAATTAGCACATGATGATAAGTCAAATAATGAAACTTGGCAAACTAATCCTTATGAATTAGAAAATACACGTAAAAAAAATGCGGCTTCTTTATTAGAACCTCCTACACAAGAAAAACAAACATTTTTTGGTGGTAATTATAAAAATAAATATACTAAATATAGTTCTGAAAATAATGAAAAACAAGGTAATTTTATAAATTATAATAATCAAAAATTAATACCTGCTGATGCAGCTAAAGAAGCTGTTAAAAATGGTCTTATAAAAGATTCAGAATATGAAACTGCTAAAACTATATTAAATTATAATGCTAATCCTTCATTATTTAATACAACATTATCAGAAATATTTAATGATTCTGAAAGTCCTGTAAAAGCTAATGAAAGAGCATTATTAACTGTTAAATTAGAAAAAGCTGGATTATTAAATGTTATAAAAAATGAAAATGCTGATTTAAGTAGTAATCAATCTAATTGGATAAAAGGAGTTTTAATGAATGGATTAGATACTCCAAATACTATAACAAACGAATTATTAAAAAGAACTAAATCTGGTAATACACGAGAAGAAAAAATAGCTTCTGATGAATTTAATAATTACTTAGATAATTATATTAGTAGAAAAGATGTTAAAGAAAAATATCTTAAGAAATATAATGATTATCATAAAAATTTAGAAAGTATTGTGAGTAATGGTTCAGAAGATGATGTTTATTATCAAAAACAAACTGAAACTAAAGACACACCTACTGTATTTGAGTCTGGTGATGTTACTTTTGATGAAGGATTAGGTGGTAAAAAAAGAAAAGATTTTTCTTCTGTAGCTTCTTGGTTTGAAAATTCAGATATACCTGAAAATGCTGATATTACTTATAAAAGAGTTGCTACTAATAGAAACATTAATACAGGTGGTAGTGAATGGCAAGTTATAGTAAGAGATAAACCTAATGGTACAATATTAAAATCAGGTTTTGCACAAGTTGCTCCTTCACCAGAAGTAAAAGAAATAATGCAACCTATAACCAAATTATGGGAACAAGTATATTCAGGTGATTCACAACCTACTTATTATAAACTTGTAAAAGATAATAATAATAATTCTAAAATATTACCTATTTCTGAAAAAGAATTTAAAAATACACCTGATAATTTAAAACCTGCTGTTTTTAAATTATCAACAACAGATGTTGATGGTAATCCTATAAAAGGTGGTATTTTAAAATCAGGTAATGGTAATGTTAGTACTTTAGATAATTTTGCAAATAAATATGCTAGTCATAATGTAAATAAATTTTCAGAATTAGGTATAAGTAGATTTTGGAATCCTGATAGAGAAAAACAAAAAGTAAATAGTGCTACACAATATTATAATAATAAACAACAAGAAGAAGTTAATCCAGAAGATATACAAAGATAATAAATATTAAAATGGCTAAGAAAGTTATTCCTACAACACCTCCTTCTACAAACGATTCATTTTTAGGAGCAGCTTTAAATGCTAGTGAAGTATATAAAGGTCATAATCCTTTAGATAATAATCCTTTTAATGATGTACCAGATACATTTTCAAGTGATAGTCAATATGATACTGGTTTAGTACAAGGAGCAAATCAAAATACAGTAAGAGCCAATGAACAAGGTATAGGTGATGAATTAGGTAATGCTACAATAAGAGTTGGAAAAATAATTCCTGGTATATTATCTACAGTTGGTTCATTAGCAGATTTAGAAAATGTAGGTGGAGCATTAGGTATTGTTCAAACTGATTATAAAAATTGGTTAAGTGAATCAATGGATAAAACAAAAGAATCTATTGATGAAGCAGCACCTATATATAAACAAAATCCTAATAATAATTTTGATTGGAGAGATTCGGCTTATTGGGTAGAAAACGGTAGTAATACTGTTAATTCTATGGCTGAATTTGGTATTACTGGTTTAGGATTAGGTTTAGGATTATCAGGAGCAAGTAGATTATTACAAGCTAATAAATTATTAAATGGTATAGGTAATACTTTAAATAAAGGTTCTCAAGCATTAGGAGCATTAGCAATGAATCATGCAGAAGGTGTAATAACTGGTGCTGATGTTTATAAACAAACTTATGATAATAGTAATAATTTAAAAGTAAATATTTATAATGGAGAAATTATACCTAATGAAATTGCTAAATTAGGTAATAGTTCTGATTATAGACAATTAACAGAAGATGAAAAAATAGGTTTAGCAGCTAATGCAGCTGCTACAGCAGTTAGAACAAATTATGCTACAGCAGCTTTAGAATATACATCTTTAAGTCCTATATTCAATAAAGTAAACAAAAGTAATTCTTTAATAGATAATACTTTAAAAAAAGGAGCTAAAGAATCTTTAGAAAATCAAGCAAAAAGAGTTGAAAAATTAAACTGGAAAGATTTACAACATGGTACTTTATCTACATTAGCAAGAGAAGTTCCACAAGAATCTATAGAAGAAGGTTGGAATGTTTATGCTCAAAATAAAGGTTTAGCTAAAGGTAAAGTTATATCAGAAGAAGATGCTACTTTAGGTAAATCTTTATTTAGTGAAGATGGTTTATCATCTATGATGTGGGGAGCATTAGGAGCAGTAGGTCAAACAGGTACTATTAGAGCAGCAGGAAAAATAAAAGATAAAATATTTGGTGAAACACTCACAGACCAACAAGTTCAATTTGATAATCAAAAGAATACAATAATTACAAATAATCGTTCTAAAAACGCAGTTGTTAATAGAATGAATGATATTGTTGCTAAACAACAACGTATTGCAGTTCTTGAAAATACAGTAGTAGAAAATGAAGAACAAAAAGAAGAGAAAGAAAAGCAATTATCTTTATTAAAAGATGATTTACAATCTGATATAATGTATAATAATTTCTCTAAAGGTACTGGAGAAAATTTACATGATATTGTTAAAGATTATGGTTCTAAAACTAAAGAACAATTTGTAGAAGAAGACCCTAAAAGAACTGAACAAGATTGGAAAGATTATCAAGAAGGTTCACAAGCTTTAAAAGAAAATCTTCAAAATAATGAAAAACATTATAATAAGATACAAGATTCTTATTATTATATGGATAATAATTATAAGAGAAATTTATATAATTTAAAAGTAACTAAAGATTCTTTAGGTAAACAAAAACAAAAATTAGAGACTGAAAAGCTTGAAAAACAATTAGAAGTAGAAAAATATATTACTCCTACTTCTAAAAATTTAGAAGAACGTATTAATAACTTTATAGGTGATGAAAGAAAACCTCATAAAGAAGTTAATTCTATTGTTGAGAAATTAGATAAAATAGATAAAGCTTTAGAAGGTTTAAACAAACAAGAAGAAGAATTAACTTCTAACGATTTTATTAAAAAGTATAAAAAAGATACTAAAAATAGAGCAGATCAAAAAAGAAAAAATGATATTTCATCTACACAAAGAAAAAAATCTAAACAATCTGTTGAAGAAACAAAAGCTAAAGCTGATACTTTAAGAAAAGTTAAAGAAGATTTAGATAAAAAACAAGCTAATAAACCAACAGAAAATATACAAGAACCAGAAGAAGAAGTAGATGATACTAAAGTACCTACTGGAAATACTGCTAATTTCTTTAAGAAAAAAGAAGATTCTGATGAAATAAAAGCTAAAAAAGCTGATATAGAAATAGGTAAAGTAGGTAATACAGAATATGAAGTTAAAGTAGATGGTGTTTATTATCAAGGTAAAAAGTTAAATAATCCTGAAAATAAAACTCATAGACAACTCATTGAAGCTGATATAGAAAGAAGAAGACAAGAAGAATTAAGAAATGAAATTTGGAATAATAGTGGAACAAAGTTTACTGGAAAATCATTTGTAGCTAAAGATGGTAATACTTATACTATTGAAGAATCAGAACTAAAATCTGGTGATAAGGTAATAAAAGTTAAAGATAAAGATGGAAAAACAGTATCTTCTGCATATTTTACAAAAAATGAAGATGGTACTTATTCTATTAAAAAAGGAACAAGAGTTGAATCTGAAATACAAGGTATTGGATTAGCATCAGCTATTTACAATTATTTTGATAATAATATTGGGAAGATTAAAAGAACTGATACTACTACAGATGAAGGTGATAATTTATGGAATAGTAATAAAAATAGAATCAACGGTAGGAATAATTTTGACAAAGATATTGCTCAAAAAATACAAGATAAACTTGAAAAATTATACCCTGAGATTAAATTGAATATTACTAATAATCCTGTATGGGAGCAAGGAGATAATATATTTAATCAAGAGGAATATATTAATCAAGTTAATTATAGATTAAAAGCTGTTGATATTTTATTGTCAGACAAGGCTAAACAAATATTTGATAAAGGTAAAAAGAATAATTGGGATTTAAGTAAAATTCTTACTGAACTTGCTATACCTAAAGAGCAAAAGCAATTATTATTAGATTTAGGTATTAATGATAGAGAGCAATTAGCTTTAGAATTAGCTTCTAATTATAGCTATACTATTGAGATTAATACTGCTAAAGAGCCTACTATAAATAAAAATGTCGATTATGAAAATGATGGTATTTTTGATGAAGATGGAAATTTTCAATCAGAAAATACTACTTTTAATGTGAATGGTTATTTATATGAAAAAGATAAATTTAAACATATCCCTTTTGGTTATGGTAAAATAAAAAGTGAAGACGGTTATATAGGAAACAATGATTGGGAATCTATTTCTGAAAGAGAGTATGAAGAAGCATTAGGTGAGTTTGAAAGTAAAGAAGGTAATGAAAGACCAACTCAATACTATTCTAACCTATCAGCTCCAGGTGGAACTGGTAGAAATAAATATGAAGGAAATCCTGATTGGGAATATCATGAATTAGAGTTTAAAACCCCATTAATTACACCCTCTATTAAAGGTCATGCACAATTTGCTACTAATAATGGTATAGGTTGGGCTAGAGTATGGTATAATAAAAAAACAGGTGCGGTTGAAATACAAGAAGTACAATCTGATTTATTTCAAAAAGGTAGAGATAGAGATGATTTAGTTACTAAACAAACAAAAAGTTCTTTAGATAATTTCTCTACTCAAATGAGTAATTTAAATAGAGCTTTAGATAATAATGAAATAAATTTAGAAGAATATAGAACACAAAGAAGTATTCTTGAAGATAATCAAAGATTAGGAGAAAAGTTTAAAAATCTTCCAGATAACCAATTCTTACAACTCTTAAACAAAGATTCTAATTGGGTTACATTTTTTATTAAATCTATTATACAAGATAGTGCTAAGAAAGGGTATGAAAAAGTATTATTTCCTAGTGGTAATACAGCTAGTAAAGTTGAAGGTCATACTACTTTAGAAGAATTTAAGAAACAGAAAGAAGATAGAATTAAAGAACTTGAAACTGCTAGTATTTTAAAAAATAAAACAGTAGATGGTTTTTACTATATTCAAAGATATTTAGAAGATGAAAATGGAAATGAAGTTTTAACTTGGAGAAAAGTAAGTAATGAAAATGGAAGAGAAAAAACAGCTACTAATGATGAAATAAATCAACTAAAAGAAAGATTTTCTGATGAAACTAAAAATGAAATAAATCAACTTAAACAAGAACTTGAAAGAGTAGAAACAGAAGGATTTGGTGCTTTAAAACCTATTTATAATTTTTATGAAAATACAGTAACTAATATTCTTAATAAAACTTATGGTAAAGAGAATGTTAAAGTTGTAACAGATGAATTTGGTAATCAGTGGAGAGAAATAACTATTAATCAAGCAAGAGATTTAGCTAATATTTTATTACAAAAAAATAAAGCTGGTAGAATAATAGGTCAAGCTAATATTAAAGCTATGACTGTACTTGTTGATGCAATTAATCAAAAACAAGATACTTTGCCTCATGAATATGCACATCATTATATTGCTTGGTTTAGAAATACTCCTATTGTACAAGAAGCTATTAAAAAATGGGGCAGTGAAGAGGCTTTGGTACAATCTATTGGTGAACAAGTAGTTAAACAAAAAGGGGAAGCTTATAACTGGTGGAATAATTTTGTTAAATGGATAATGAATCAATTTAATTCTTTATCTAAATTACAAAAAGAAGAACTTACTCAAATACTAACAGATGCTTTTTTAACAAGACAAGATTTAGGTAGTAAACAAGATATAAAAGGATTTAAAGAGTTTGTAGCTAAATATGATGCAGAATTAGCTAATTTAAATAAGAAAAAAGAAGTAACTCACCAAGAAATAGTTGATTTTGTTGATTATATTCTTGAAACAGGTATTGATTCAGAGGAAAAAGAAATGTTTCTTGATAAACATAAAAATGCTATAGAAAAAGAAATAGAAAAAAGAAATAATACTGTTAATACTGTAGTAGATGCTAATAAACCTGTAAACACACAAGAAAAAACAACTTTAGATAAAACTAAAGAAGTAGAATTTAGTAGTGAAAAATCTATTACTCAATCAGAATGGGAATTAGCTAGTGAAAAAGGTTTAAATGGTAGAGGTAGATTTGTATTAAAAAATACAGCTACAGCTTTAGGTATCGGTTCTCAAAGAGATTTTAATCAACAAGAAGACTTATATATAGATACTGATGATTTTATACATACTAATGATATGTTAGATGTATTAACAAATAGTGTACAATCAGGTAGTTTATTAACTGTAAGAGTTGATAAGTCTCAAATACAAAACGATAATGGTGCTGAATTTTATTATGTTACAGATACTAAAGATAGGAATAATAAACAAGGTATTAAAAAACCAATAATAAAAGATTCTGATTTACCTTTTGCTGTATATGCTAATATTAATGGTGTAGAAGTAAAGATAGGTTATATTAGAAATGAAGAAAGTATAAATGAAGATACTACTGCTATTACTTGGTTAAAAGATGGTAAAGAAGTAGATAATCTTGCAGAACAAAAAGCTGAAATAAAAAACCTTAGAAATAAAATAGCTTCTGATGATGCTAAAGGTATTCCTACTATATTAAAAATAACATCTAAATCAGCAGGTAAATTATTTGTTACTAAAACAACTGATACATTAAATGGTAAAAATATTCAGAAAGATGTACAAATATGTGTTGTAAAAAGTGATGGTTTTGATATTGGTGGTAAAAAACTAAATGAAGATGATTTAGTTAATACACCTGAATATTTACAGACCCTTAGAGCGAGTTATACAGGAAAAACCTTGATAGTCCTACCTACAGGTAACGGTAAATTCATGGTGTACCCTTGTAATTCGCCATTATTGAACACTTTACCTAATGTTACATTTACAATAGGTAAAGTAATAAAAGCTTTTGTTGAAAATGATACAAATACATTAAAGTCTTTAGGTTTAGATGGTTCTGAAACAACAGCACAAAGATTTGTAAATGAATTTTTGTATACTACTTTAGAAGATGGAAAACCTAATACTTTAAAGTTTGATATATCTAAAGAAGGTGTTAGACAAGTATTTATTTATGATGTTGCTAGTACTGGTGGTAAAAATCAAAGACAAATAACACTTAAGACTTATGAGAGTGAAACTGAAAGTAATAATTTAGTAAATGCTTTAGAAAGATGGACAGATTCTAATTATTTTAATGTTAATATACATAATGTTAATAATGAGAATAAAGAAGTAAAACTATACTCTTTTGAAACACAAGAATTAGTTACTCAAAATTATAGAGATTTATTATTTGATACATTAACAACTAATGCTCAAGGTAATGAAGTAAATACTAGTCTTGGAAAGAATACTGTTTACTTTGTTAATCCTGTAGTTCAATTTGAAGAGTTGAAAGAATCCAGCATATCTATCCCTATAGGGAAAAGAGATAATGATTCTCCAACTGCAAACACTCAAAGTTCTGAACCTGTTAAACAATCTAATAATACTTCTAAAAATCCTCCTCCTAAAAAACCTAAAACAGTAGAAAATCAACCTGTAGAAAGTACTAAAGGTTCTTTAAGTAGTAATACACAAATTAGTTTTCTAGGTGTAAGAGACGCTGAAAAAGGATTAATTCCAGCAGCTAAACAAAGAGATGTTGTTAAATCTTTAAGTTTAAATTTCTATAATCTTTATTCTTTAAAAGATAAAGACGGTAAACCTATGTTTAAAGGTTTAAAACAAATATACCAAGAATTATATGGTATGTTAAATGATATTAAAGACCAATTAGAATATTTCTCTACACAAGAAGGTATAGATGCTTATTATCAACAATATAAAAACGATAATGAACTATCAGCAGGAGTAACAGATAATATTGAAAGAAATAAACAATTAGCAGAAGAATACAATTTAATTATTAATAATTTTGAACAATATAAACCTTTATTAATTTCTTCTCTTAAACAAAAAGGTATTGTAATAAAAGTTAAAGAAGATAAAGAAGTTATTACAGAAGATAATATTGTTGAAGATACAGATTCTTTAAATGATGAAACAGAAACAGATGTAAATGATGACGTAATCAATGAAAGTGAAGGTTTATTAAAAGAACAAACTTTTGAAGATGGTGCTGTATTTAAACAAAATCATTATTCTAAAATAGGTACTAAAATAAAAATGTTATTTGATAGTATTATAAGTACTGAAAAAACATATTTAGATACTGTTAGTTTTATGGATGGTGAAAGTATATTTTATGAAATACTAAATATACTACAAGATAAAGAAGCTGGTTTTAAATTTATTGATAAAATACAAGCTATCAAAGAATATTCAAAATTAAAGAATAAAACTTATTTAATCGATGCTGTTAAATTATTAGAAAAAGCTGATGGTCAAACTCAAAACCAATTTGTTTTAACTACTAATTTAATTAAACAATCTAAAATACTAGCTTATACTACTGGTCAACCTGTTACAGGCGGTGACTATAAAGCTACTGTATTTGAAGGTAATAGAAATGGTTATGATGTTTTATTACAAGAGATTTGGAAAAATAATAATGTTCTAGGACAATTATATGAAACAGATGTTGAAACTGGTGATTTAAGAAAAGTTAATCAAGAGTATATTAAAAGTGTAGTTGAACCTTTATTTAATAAATTTAAAGAAGAACAAACTACAGAATCTTGTAAAGAGTTTCTTGATAGTTTAGGTATAGATATATCGTTAGATATATTAAATGCTTTGAAGAAAGGACTTGATGATAAAGATACTCTTACACAATCAATATTTAAAAGTGAAACAAATAATTGGGAATATCAAGTAACTAATAAAAAAGGTTTATTTACTAAAGTTTACAATGCTTTTTTATCAGGAAAAGAATTTACAGAAAATTCTTCACCTTTAGAAAATGAACAATATATTAAAAAGTTATCAAGATTTGTAGCAAGATTAGCCCCAAATGTAGGTACTAATTCTTCTAAAAATGTTGCTGGTGAAACTATTTATAACTTTACTAATCCTAATAGATTAGTTGTTAGATTAAGACAGTTGAAAAATAATGTTGTTACTGGATTAGCTAATAGTTTAAAACAATGTACATTTTCAGCTAATAGTTATTTCTTAAAAGAGTTTTCAAATAAAGATAGTATAATAACTCAATACATTAAATTAAATCCTATAGATGGTTCTAAAGATGGTGATAAAGATTTAGGAAGAGAACTAAAACAAATGACTCCTTCTGAACATACTAGATTTAAACTTAACTTGTTTACTAATGGAAATAAAGAAATAGGTAATAATAGAATTGTAAGGATACTAACAATGGCTAAATCAGATAGTAGTACAGCTTATGACTTAGAATTTGCTTTACCTAAAGACATTTTTAGTATAGTTGATAAGGGTAATATAAATCCTGAATTATTAACAGTATTAGAAGGTTATGTAGAAAGTGAATATAAAAGATATTTTGATGCTCAAAAATATGATGAATCACAAAAAGAAAGTATTCAAGAACGATTCCCTAATTATAATCCAAAAGCTTTTTATGTGTTTCCTTTTCTTAATGATGTAAAAGAATTATATACAGAAAATGGAGAATTGTTATTTGATGAAAATAGATTAAAAATAGCTAAAAAAGCTTTATTAGAACATTTAGAAGCTGTAATTCAAGACCAAATTACAGAATGGAAGAAATATGAAATTGTTAAAAATGATAAACCTATTGTAGATGTTAATTATAATAAGAATTTACAAGGTGTAGAAAACCCTTCTTTAAAATTAGCTACAGAATATGTTGTTGCTAATTATATAGGTAATTTTGAATATCTAGCTTTATTTGCAGGTGACCCAGCATTAGCAGGTAAAAAAGATGTTAATACTACTTTAGATAACTTCTTTAAAAGATTAAAGAAAGATATTTCTCCTTATTCTATAGGAAATCATAAAAAAAGTACATATAGTTCTGCTGCATTGGAAGATGTTAAAGAAAGTATAGATGAAGATACAAAAGATAACTGGAGAAAAGCAGGTGTTTCAGAAGAAGATATAGAAAAATACAATAAAATAGATATTGCTGATGGTGCAGAATATGTATTATTAGAAGAATCTTTAGCTATATTATATGCAGAAGGTAAGATTACAGATAAACAATATGAAACAATAATAGAAAAATTAGATAAAGATATTAATTTGTCTGATGCTGAATTATTATTAATAGCAAAACCTGCTAAACCTATTCAAACAGGTTCTAATTTTGTTAAATTAGCAGAAGGTATAGAATTTGAAAATGTTAACTTAATAAAAACAGCAGCATTTACTTTAGTACCACAATTAATAAAAGGTTCTGAATTAGAAGCTATTCATAAGTTTATGAAAGAATCTGGTATTGATAGGTTAACTATGGATAGTGGTTCTAAGTTAGGTACTAGAAAAACAATAAAATTAAGTGATATATTAGATAGTAAAAAAAAGGAGCATTTAGTAGCTACTATAAAAAGTGGAGAAACAAGAGAACAATATATAAATGAGTTACCTAGAGAATACATGGGTACTCAACAAGAAACTCCTTATGATGCTAATAAAACACATGTATTAGAAGGTTCTCAAATAGCTAAATTAATATTAGAAGGTTTATCAGCTACAGGAGCAACTGGTGCAACAAATACTAAAATTATAAATAGTATTCATAGCTATCATAATCAATTAATGGATTTAAGATATACAGAATATCTTGAAGAAATGGGTATTGAAAATGGTGAAATTACAGATTTTAAAAAGTTATATGATAGATTAATAAGTTATATTAATGATAACGAAAAACAATTTTCCCCTAATGATTTACAATATCTTAAATTAAATAAAGAAGGTACTGGTTTTGAAATAAATCCTTATTTAACAAATCAACCTAAAAAGATAGAATCATTATTAACTTCAATGATTACTAATGATGTAATTAAACAAAAACTTCCAGGTTTTTCAGGTGTATTAGGAAGTAGTTTAGGTATATTTAGTCAGTATGGACAAACAAAAACTATTAAAAATGATACTATAGGGGTAAATGGTTGGAAAGCAGAAGATGGTTTAAAACCAATGAGAGTTGAAGATGGTATTACAAAACCTGCTCAAATATTAGTTTCTAAAGCTAGATTTAAAGAACTGTTTGGTACTGTAAATCCTACAGAAGTAGACCCTGAATTACTTAAATTAATAGGTTATAGGATTCCAACACAAGGTTATAGTTCAATGTCTATGATTGAAGTTGTAGGATTTTTACCTGATTATGTAGGTGATTTAGTAATTGCTCCTAAAGAATTTATTTCTCAAATGGGTAGTGACTTTGACATTGACAAACTTTATATTCATAAAAGAAACTTAACTACAGTAGATGGAAAATTACAAAGAGATGATTCTACTTCTGAAAAATATTTAGAAAATAGAATAATTGATGGTTATTTACATATTTTAGGATTAAAAGAAATATTTCCTAGAATTATTAAACCTGTAGATGGTGGAAAATTAACAGTTTTAGCTAAGAATTTAAGAAAATTATTACCTGAAAAAAATAATTATTCTATATTAAGTCCTCAACAACAAACACAAAATTATTTTAAAGGTATATTAGCTAAATCTGGTGTAGGTAAAACATCATTATTATCTACATTAAATGCTATGTTTAGAAATAATGATATTACTTTATTAAATGCACAAGGAGAAAGATATAAACGTAATTTTAGAAAGACATATAAAGTTTCTAATTTAAGTAATCCTTTAAATGTTAAAGGTAGAAATAAAGCTGATGTTATTCTTGAATTACAAGCTGTTGTAGTTGACCATATAAAAGAATTAACAGCTAATGTTATAAATTATAATAACTATACACATGAAACATTTGCAGCTTTAGCTTTAATGGGTGAAGATTGGGATTTTATAGGATACTTTTTACCACAAGAAGTAATAAAACAATATTGTGAGAATTTAGATGCTATTCAAAATGATACAACTATTAAAGATAAAGAAGACCATGCTCTTGCTAAAACTAGAAAAGAAATAATAAATAAAATTACTTCTAAGTTTGATGCAGATAAAGAGCCTGATATTAATTCTGTATTTGCTGATAGTTTAGAAAAAGATGAAAATTATTTAAAAGATTTATTATTAGAAAGTAATAAAACAGATGAATATTGGTATGCTCAATTAGCTATTTTAAATGATTATGAAAATTATCGTAAAATAGGTAAATCTTTATTTGAAATACAAATGGGTGTAACAGCTACAAATGGTATAGGTAAAGATTTCTTTGAAAGTATATCTAAAGAAGAAAAAGCTAATAATCTTAATGATATAGATAAAATTACAAATGGTATTAATCTTTTAGAAAAAGATGAAGTTGTTACTCCACAAGGTAATGCTACTAATATATTAAAAGATGTAAATAAAATATTTGGTAAATTATTTCCTTATAATGAAAAATTAATGAGGAACTTATCTGCTCAAATTAAAAAAATAAGTGGTAAACATATTTCTCCTAAAAAGAAAAATCAAATATTTAAATTTGTTAGGTCTTTTGTATATTCTAATGATAATAAATTATACGGTGAAAAAGATATTACACAATTAAGAAAAGAATTATTATTAGAAACTAAAAGTAATAAATCTTTAGCTAAAAGATGGAAAGATTATTTAAAAGATAATCCTTCACATTTCTTTGCTAAAAGATTATTTGCTAATGTTAGATTTGGCGGTAATGTACCAAGTACAATTAGATTTATAAATGTAAGTGGTGGTAGTAGAGAAGATGATTCTCAAATAACTATAGAATTAATTTCTATGTTAGAAACTGGTAATGAAATAGAAAAACAATTAGCACATGATTTAATTGTTTATAACTTTATTATTGGTGGTAATCAAGATGCTTATAATATTATTAAATATTTACCTGCTGATTATTTAAATTATTATGGATTTGGTAATGCTATAGATATAGATTGGAATAGTACTAGGTATAATGATAGTATATTAAGACAATATTTTCAACATAGTCCTAAAGAAGCACATCAATTATCTGCTAATAAAGAACTTACAACATTTGAAGATGGTGAAGGTTTTATAGCAGATGAAAATGAAAATTTACCTAAATATGTAGCTTACTTTGATAATTCTAAAAAGGGTAAAAATTCTTACGTTTTGTTTGAAAATGATGGTACAAATAGGTATATTAGACTTCCATTACTAGGGTATAGAGGTTTCTTAGAAACTAATATAAATACTGGTGAAAATATACATAATTCTATATACTTTAAAAATCCTGTAGCTAGTAAAAAACCAATGTCAGGAAAAGAATATATGGAATCATTGAAACAATCTGAAATGACAGAACAAGAATTAAAAGATTATAGAGATAATCTTGCTTTGAAAGCTGGAATAGATATTGATGTAACTCCTAATAAAATAAATGTTTATTGGGGTCAACCAGAATCAGAAACTTCTACAAGAATATTATCTAATCTTGCACCAAGAAAATTTATATATCAAGGTAAAGAATATGGTAGTGTAGAACATGCTTATCAAAGTTTAAAATCTGGTCAATTCGACCAAGTTACTTATGATAAATATATAAAAGCTGGAGGATATGGAACTAAAATTAGAGGAAAAGGTGTAAATAAAGATTTTGATAATTTACAATTAATGAAAGATTTAGTTGTTGAATCTTTTAAACAAAATCCTAATACTGAATCGTCTAAAAAACTTTTACAATACTCTGAATTTACTCATAATACAAATGAAATAATAGATAAAGCTTTTTTAGAAGGTTTATATTTAGCACAAAAAGAATTATTAAATAATTCTAAATCTTTACCTAATATACAAAAAGAATTAGAACTAGAAACTGTAGATTCTAAACAAGTAGAAGAAAAGATAGCTGAATGTGAAGGAGATATTAAAGTACAATCTTCAAGTAGATTTTTAAAAAAATAAGATATGAGTTGTCCTAATATAAATAGTGCTGAATTTAAACAAACTGAATCACTTATAGGTAAACAAAATACCTATAAGTTATTTATGTTAACTAATGATTATATATTAGATATTCAAGAAAATGATTCTCCTAATACAGCTATTCAAAAACTTAAACTAAAATATAATAGTAATGAATTTGGTAATATATCAGATTCTAATTATCAAGATTTAGTTAATGAAATTAATAGTTATAATTCAGATTCTAAAAAAATAAATATTGACCAAAAAGAAGATGGTACTTATAAATTAAGTATTGTAGGTAATACAATACAAAAACCAAATTCTAATATTCAGGTACAAAAAAATCCTTTAAATACAGTAGCAAGAATTGAAAATAATAAACCTTTAAGATTACCTGCTGAAAAACTAGGATTTAATCAACAATTTAAAGAAACACATTCTAAGATAAATTTTATATTAGGTAAGATTATAAATCAAGGAAATTGTTCAGAAGAATATAAATTTTTAGCTTCTTTCCTTAAAGGATTACCTAATGAATTTAAAGATGGAGATGTTAGAGCAGTTGAAGGATTAAAAAGACAAAAAGGTAGAGATGGTGAATTTGGTGAAACTAGTCATAGAATATCAGTAGATGATTCTTTATCAGAAGAACAAATGATAACAGCATTTCTACATGAAATATTGCACATGTTTACTTCTGATGTTTTAAAGAATCCTCAAACAGAAAAACAAAAAGAAATAAAAAGAGCAATAGAAGTATTAAGACAAAATGTAAAAACTTATTACGAACAACAATTAGGTTTTGAGATAACAGAAAAAGCTATTGAAAACAATCTTGAAGATTTAAGACCTTATTATGGTTTAATAAATGCTGATGAATTTATCAGTGAATTATTTACTAATAAATCTTTTCAAAGATTATTGTCTAATGGTGCATTTAGTGAGAGTAAAAGTTTCTTACAAAGAATAGCTGAATTATTAAAAGAATTAATAGAAGATATATCTGGATTTAAGTTTAATAAACAAAGTAATATAGTACTAGATAGTGCTATAAATAATAGTTTAAGATTGATTTCAGATATTACTTCTGTCCCTATAGGGATAAATATATCAGAAAATACTAAAGGTTCTTTATCAAATAGTACTTTAAAAGATAATAAAAAACTATTAAATGAATTTCAAAAAGATTTATTAAATAGAAAAAATAAGTTAGAAGAATCTTTACATAAAGAAAAGAATACTAAAAGAAAAGAAAGTCTTACTAAAAGAATAGAAGTATTAAAAGATCAATTAACACAATTAACTAATAATAACCATTATACAACAATAGTTGAAATAGCTACTGAAAATCTAGCTTATGTTAAACAGTTAATGTCAAAACCTAATTTAACAGATAGTGATATTATTGAAGTACAAAACTTTATAGCTTTATATAAAGATACAACTAAATATTTAGAAGATGATTTTAAATTCACTAATGAATTAGATGAAAATGGAATTGTTACTCAATATAAAACAGATATTTTTAATAGTTTTGAACAGATAGATGCAGAAGCTAAAAGATTAGATAGTTTAGTTTTTAATATAGAATGTGATTTTTTATTAAAGCAATATGAAAAGTTATTTGGTACTTCTATTACTAAAGAAGATTTATATAAAATAACTAAAGATATTGGTGATATAGAAAACAATTTTAGAAGTGCTGGTAGTTTTGGTGTTAAACTTCTTGAAATGCAAGAAGTAATTATACGATTAGCTAATAATAGAGCAAATGATAAACGTACTGAAATAGTAAAACAAAATACTACTTTATTTGAAAAAGTAAAACAAAATGCTTTATTTATAGAAAAAGGATTTTCTGCTTTGTTAGATAAAGATGATAATGGTAAATGGAATGGTAAAGTATTAACTAAGTTTAATAAAAAATATTGGACTACTTATTATAATATATTTAAAGGTACTAAAACAAAAAAAGGATTAACAGAATTATTAAATAAGAAAAATAGAACTGAATCTGAAAATCAACAAATAGAAGAACATTTCGATTCATATAATGATAATCATTTTATTGTAGATTATACAAAATTACAAGATGATAATTATAAAAATGAAATTATAAAAAGATTTGGTATAGTTCATGGTAATAATTTATTATCACAAGCAAAAACTAAGTATGCAAAATATGTTTTTGATAGAGAAGGTTATATAGATTATCTTAATGCTAACTTTCCTAATTTTGAACAAAGAGATAAGAAGTTATATGATTGGGAAATATATCATTCACCAATTAGATTAATGCAAACTTTACAAGGAGATAGACAATTAACAAGTTATGGTTTATTACCTAAAAGTTATCATTGGGGATATTTTACAGCTACACCTTTAGAACAACATTTTAATGAAGATTATAATGTTTTAGAACAACCTGAAAATGTAGATTTATTAAATTATCTTAACTTTACAAATGATGTATTAGGAGATTTAAGAAATTTAGCACCTGATAAATTATTTGAAAAAGAAAGTTTTTCATTAAATTCACTACCTATTGTAGCTAAAGATTTAATGCAAAAATATGCTAAAGATGGAATGTTAAGTAGTTTATTCTCTGCTAGTGGTGATTGGTTAAAAAGTTTTATTAAATATACACAAAAAGAAAATCAAAAATCCGTAGATGAATATACTGGTAAAGATTCTTATAATTTAGGTTTACAAGGTATAAGTAATTCATCAATAAGAGAATTTAATGTATCTACAGGTAAGTATGAAGTTAATAGAGATAAACAATCTGATAATATATTTGATATATTAAATTATACAGCAGGAACTATAGCCTTATATCAAAATAAATTAGATTTTGAAGATTCTCACAAAATGATTGTTAGAGCAATGAATCATATTGGTACAGAACAATATGGTCATAATGCTAATAAAGATGAATTAAAGAATGTAAAATCTGTAGCTGATTTTTATAATAAAAATTACTACGGAATTAGTAATGAAGTAGGTGGTGAAGTAGAAAGAAAGATTTATACAAAAGAAGAAGATAGAAAAAATAAAGAAATAAATACAAGAATAAATGATATATCTGATTTATTAAATATATCTTTAGAAAATAAATTAAATTCTAAAAAAGGTATTGAAGAATTAAAAAGTAAACTTATTGTTTTAGAACAAGAATTACAATTAGAAGATATTAATACTCCTTTAGTAAAAGAAAAATTAGCTTCTATTAAAGAACTAAATAAACTTATTGAAGTTAAAGAAGGATTAGGAAGTAATTTCAGCTTTGGACAGACTGGTAGGAGTGTTTTAAAATGGGTTCAAACCAAAGCTATGGGCTTTAACCTATTCAGTGGTATTAACGAGGTCATGTTTGGTATGGTTACAACATTTAATTATGCTACAGGACAAGAAATATATAATGAAAAAGATTGGGGAAATGCTTTTGGTACAATGCTTCGTTTCAGAAATGGTACAGAAGATGTTAAGAAAATACATAAACTATTAGCAAAATTTAATATTGTTAAAAATTCAATGGTTGAAAATATTGATAGTAATCCAATGAATAATACATTATTTTTCTTACAAAAGAATGCAGAAGCGTTTACTAGAGGTATAACAATGGTAAGTGTACTTAATAGTATTAAATTACAAGGAATAAACGGTCAAGAAGTTTCTTTATTTAATGTATTAGATTCAGAAGGTAATATAGATAAAACATTAATAACTCCTGATGAATATGATAATTGGACTACAGGAGATGTAACAAAGTTAGAAAGAGCAGGTATTACAATACAAGATTTAATCAGTAAATTACATGGTAACTATGATAGTGATACACCAATAAAAGCTAAACAATCTTTTTGGGGTATGGCTGCTTTAATGTTTAGAACTTGGTTAATAGAAGGTATTGCTGCTAGAGAACAAGATGAACATTTTGATTCAAAATTAGGTATTGTTGTAAAAGGTAGATATAGAACAATGAATAATAGTACAGCTTGGATGGCTTTATTAAAAAGATTTGCTTTTATAAGTGATAAAAATAATGTAGAATTACAAAGTTTATCACAAGTTGATAAAGCTAATATTAGAAAAAATGTTACAGAATTAATATTTTTATTAACTGTATCTGCTGCTATACTAGCTTTAAAACATTTAGGTGATGATGACGATGATGATAAAGATTGGACTTTAACTAATTTAATGTTAAATAATATGTTAAGGTTACAACAAGATTTAGCTTTTTATATAAACCCTAATGAAGTAGAAAGTTTAAATTCTAAAATAATACCTTCTACAGTAATTTTAAATGATTTTAAACAATTAATGGATGCTTATTATGATACTGTTTTAGGAGAAGGTACTTATAAAACAGGAATGTATGCAGGAGAAAGTAAAGTTTTAAAAGAAACTTTACAATTCTTTCCAGTTACTAATCAGTATTATAAATTTGATTATTTAGCTAGACAAACAATGGATAAAATCAAATAAGCTATAATCTTTAAAAATTCTGTTTTGATTACAAAATGAATATAAGTATATTTAACTTATTGAAAATTAAGTGATTATGTCTAACGAATTTATCTTTACACTTGTAATAGAAGTAGTTCAATTTGCAATTATAGCAGGAATGTTTTTACAAAAAAACAAACAAACAGGTGAAGATGTTACTAAACAATCTAGTGAAATAACTACTGTTTTTACAAAAGTTAATTTACTTGAAAAAGAAATGGATGGTGTAAAAGCTACAATGCACAACCATAGTAAATTATTACAAGAATTTAAAGGTAAACAAGATACAATGGTTAATGATTTACATGGTGTTAGAAATGTACAAACAGCTATGTGTATAGGAATGGATATTCTTTTAAAAGATACAGGTATTTCTATTAAGGATTATATTAATAAAGAATAAATATGAAACCTTTAAATTTTGATGTAATAAAACAATCTGTAATTAGCAAAGGTTATATTTGGGAATTTAATAAACCTATGATTATAGGTATTAGAACAGCAACAAATTTACCTAATGTATTTGATGATTATATTGTTTTATGTCAAGAATCAAAAAATAAATATTTTAAAGGTTGGATGGCTACTACAGAAGCAGGATTATATTGGTTAAATAATCCTATGAATGTAAAAGGTACAGGAGTATTAATTCCTAATCAATATAGAAATTGTTGGAAAATAGGTACTCATGGTAAAGGTTTAAATGCTCATGAAGCTTTAGTGCAAATTGCACCAGTAGAAGTTTATAGAGATTCCGATAGAGATAATATAGCTGAAAAAACTAATATTAAAGATAAAGGTTTATTTGGTATTAATATACATTCTACAGGAAAAACTTCTTGGGTAGCACCTAAAATAGATAAATGGAGTGCAGGATGTCAAGTATTTCCTAATTATGATTCTTTTAAAGAATTTATGAAAGAATTAAAAGAAAGTAAATTTACAGTATTTTCTTATGTATTATTAGAAGAAAAAGATATAATATGAATTGGTTTGTAGAAAAAATAGAAAGGTTTATAAATAGTTTTGATACTAAAAATGAAGGATTTTCAGGTAGAAAATTATCTGCATTTTTTGGTGTATTTATATCAGGATTTATAACAGCTAAATATTGTACAAATGAATCATTAAATGATATTTTAATTATTTGGTTAATATTTGTTGCTTTTTGTTTAGGATTAGTAACAGCTTCTCAAATAATTTCTTTTAGAAATGGTAAACCAGAAGATAATAATACAGACTAATGAAAAACTTATTTATAATAATATTGAGTATATTTTTATCAAGTTGTCTTACAGAAAGACGATTTAATAAAGTATTAACTAAAGGAATTGAAAAAGGATGGATAGATACTAGTACTAAAGTTGGTAACTATGTTTATATTCCAAAAGTAGATACTAATAAAATAGAAAATAAAATAAAAAATAGTATTGAAACAGTATTTAAAAATACTACTATTTATAAAGATACTTGTTATAATAAAAGTGGAAAAGTTATAGGTAATTTAATAGATACTGTTAAATTAAAGAAAAAATTACAAAAAGTATTAAAAGATACTATATTACCTGAAATTATACATTGTCTTAAAAAACCAATCTTTATTAAAGATAAAGGTATAACAGTTGAAATATATCAAGATTCATTAGGTGTTTTTAAAATAAAAACATCTGTAAAAGATACTACTATAACAAGACCTCAAAGTAGAAGTTGGTATCAAAGATATGTATTTGATGTTTGGTTTTTATATTTAATAATTGGTATATTAATATTAGTTATAGCTTTAAGAAGATAATGAATATAATTATTAATATTCCTTTTTGGTACACTAGTGAAGAAAGATTAGATAATCTAAAGATTTGTTATAAATCTATAAAAAATTTACAACAATATTTATTATTAAATGGACTTAATGTACAAGTAAATGTATTTGAATTTAGTGAAGAAAAGAAGTTTGAAAATAGCATATTTCTCCCTATAGGGAAAGAATATAATAAATCTTACAAACTTAATCATGCTTTAAAATGGTTATGTTTAAATGTTAAGCGTTCAATAGATATATTAAGTTTTATAGATAGTGATTGTGTAGTAGATACAAAAGATTATCCTAAAATATTAGAACAATTTACTAACTTTGACAAATCAAAATACTACTGTAATAATCTTACAAAACTAGATAAAACAGAGTACTTTGATACAGAACAATTGACATTAAAATCTTTCTATACTTTTGTTAATTCAGGTATAATAAATGGATTAGGTGGAATGTGGATTTGTGATTTTAACACTCTTTATGAAATAGGAGGATTTGATGAAAGATACACAGGTTGGGGGTTAGAAGATGAAGATGTAGGTAAAAGATTATATCTTAAAGGTTTAGAGTTTCAACAACTAGATTTTAGAGTTTATCATTTACCACATGAAATAGAAAGTAGTAAAAAAGATAATACTTTAAGAGATATTCAAAAAAAGATATTTGTTGAAGATAATAGAATAGTAAGACCGACATTATTGAATAATTACAAATGATACAGTCATATTCAGCAAGTTTAAATAGTTTAGGTAATCCTAGAATATATGGTAGTAACACCCGATCAACAGGAGTTAATGTAACTGTTGTTGATTATTTATACAATAGATTTATTCTGGAAGAAGATACTTCTAATGTAGAAATTTTAATTAAATCTGTTTCAACCACAACTGTTAACAAAGTCAATACAGAAGCTGCAAATAGTGTTGTTATATCAGCTTTTTTAAGTATTGGATTTACATTAACATTTGAAGCTGCTGAACAATGGTTTAAATTAGTTGGTCAAAGTTCAGCAAGTAGTACTTATTCTGATATATCTAATCTTGGTAACATTATAGTATTTTTATCATTTAAAGATGGTTCTGATAATTTAATTGAAGACCAAACATTAAGTATTGCTTTTAATAAATCAGTGTTTTTAGTTGAACAAAAAGCTTGCTCAAATTGTATTGATTTTACTTATCAAGATGGTAATTATGATTTTCAAAACCCATTAGATAATTATGGTATTGGTAACAGAGGACAAGTAGAGTATTTTTATCAATCTGATTCAGGATGGATTTCTGTAGGAACTTCTAAGCTAGAAGAAGGTGTTTTGGGTCAATCTTGGAATCCTAGTGCAGATGTTAGACAATCAGCATTACTTAGTTATTGTTTTTGTGATGATATTGTAGACACACCTTTAAGGGCAGTAAGAACAGTTAGAGCAATTCCTAATTGTGGAGGAACTTCTCCTATTATTTATCAATCTATTTCAAGTAGTTTTATTGTAGTTGCTACAGGAGGATTCCTTAGTGCAGGTAAAGCTACAACATATACAACAATACCTTATACACCAAATGTAGTATTTGATGCTAACTTTAATACATCAGATTTAAAAGTAGTTTGTTGTGTTTCAGAAGATTCAGAAATAGAGGTAACTCCTTTAACACTTACTCCTAATAGAAATACTCCTCATAATACAGGAATAGCAAATGCTTTAAAGTATGATTTGTATATTAATAACGAAGGTGTTTATGATTATATACCGCAAACAAGTGTTAAAACAGGTGAAATTGTAGTAACAGAAGATTCTACTGCTGTATTAGGTGTATTGACTACATTCTTAACAGAGTTAACAGTGGGTTCAATATTATATGATAATACAGGAATTAAATTAGGTGTAGTAGCATCTATAACTAATAATTTAAATCTAGTTCTAGAATCTGTAGCATTAGATAGTTATTCAGGTGAATACAGATCCCAAACATTCTATTTTATAAACCCTACATTAAGTTCTATTTTTACATATAATGATATTATTAAAGGGACTTACAAACTAGTTGCTACATATAATAACGCTTGTACTAGTGTAAGTAAAGAATGGGTAATTAGTATTTGTAATGCAACTATTATAAATACAGGTACTTGTAATAATCCTAGTATACAAAATCTTAGTGCTATTAATTATGCTAAATTTACTATTAAAACATCTAATTCGTTAGATATAATTAATTCAGTCACTCAAAAAGTAATTCTTAAAGACCAAATAGTTGATGTTTTAAGTACTTACGAAATACCTAAACTAGATGATGGTTTTTATCAATTAGATGTACAAACTTTAGATGAAGATGGTGTAGTTCTTAATACAGAATCTCAATTATTATTTTATGATTGTAACATTAAATCTTGTGAAGTATATTTAAGAAGTAACTTATTAGGATTTAGTACTTGTGTAGATTGTGTAGATAAAAAAGCTAATCAAAAAGAATATGAAACATTGAAATTGAAAAATGATATGTTTCAAATTTATAAGGATATAATTTATTCTTATTGGAATAATATTAAGAAGCAACAATCTATAGATGAGACTTGGGATATAGAAGACCATTTACAAGAAGTGACTACTTATTCCAATGCTTTAAAACAAATTAAAACTATTTGTACAGATTGTGGATTTAGTTTTAATACTAATACTGGTACATTGAGTTCAGGAGATTGTGGTTGTAACGGATAATAAATAAGAAATGAAAACTAGAAATGAAATATATGGTGGTACATTTAGTTCTCCAGAAGCACCAGATACAAACGCAAATGGGGAATTAAAAAAATTAGTTTTAAGTGATAATGCAGATATTACAAAAAATAGAAGTTCTTGGATAAGAACTATATTTTATAATATCATGGACTCTTTTACTCATAAAACAGAAGATAGAGCTACTTCTGCTAATCTAGGTGTTAGTGGTGCTGAACCTATAACTACTAAATATGTAACTGTAGAACAATTACCTTTTGTAGATAAAACTACTAATGATTTTACTGGTAGTGCAGGAAGTGGTAGTTTGATTAATAATCAAAATACAATTACTATTAGTACTATATTAACTGGTACAGCAAAACAATTTGTAGCTAGTTTACACACTGATTTCGTTGCTTGGTTATTAGCAAGAACTTGGTTACAAAGTGAGTTAGAAGCACTAATTACAGATACAGCAACTCCTTTGATAGAAGGTGCTATTTTGGATATTCCTTATGTAGCACCTACAACATACACAGGAAGTGAACTTACACCTTTTGTTATAAATAGTCTTACTTATGTGAATGTACCAAATGTATTATTTACTAATTCTGCAAATACAACCAAATATCTAGTATCCTTTACATACACTGTATTTATAGCTACAAATGCAATTGCAGGGGAAACTAATGGTGTGGTTGTAAAAGTATTTAATGAAGACACTGCTGGAATTTATGATGAAAGTGAGTTCCAATTAGGGGCTGTTACAACTTCTGCTAATACTAAAACACAAGGTAGTTTTCAGTCAATTTTAACACTTTCCCCTACACATAGAATTAGACTTGCTGCCAAATGTACAGGGTCACTTGAAGCAGGTGAGGACGCTCAGACTATATCTAATGTAAGATTTTCAATTCTTGAAATAAAATAATGTCACAACCTTGTACATATAGATTTGGAGAGTTTTCACCAGAAGAATTTTCTGGTGAAGAGTTCTTTATTGGTTATAAAGATTGTAGTGTAAGTAGTACAGATATAGATTGTAATAATTTATTTCTACACCCTAAACCATATCAATCTTCTCAATGGGAAATTGATTATAATTTATTGTGGAATTATATACAAGCTGATTTATTAGCTAATTCATTAATAATAATGAATAAAGTTGAAATAGGATTAGTACCTGAATTAGAACTCGATTTTAGTAAACAAACTAAATATCTTGTAGACTTTATGTTGTTATTTAAAGAACAGTTAAAAGCTAATCCTACAGTATCTAATTATGTTACTTTGTTTACTTTATATAAATTAAGTTGTGTAAATACACATTTTAGTTCTGTATTTAAGAAACCTAAATATGTAAAACAGATGTTAAAGTTGCTTGAGATAAGTACTTTAATAGAATTACCTAATAATGTTTATCAATTAGAGGATGAATTGGATTTAGACCCAATTTATTACATAGCTGAATTATAAGAAATGGCTTTTACTAAATTTAAGTTACTTACAGA